CTACACAGATGTTATCAACATCTTTGTTAGATTCCAGCAATAATCCTCATGCAGTGATTCAAGGTATTGCGGCGGGCAACGTAATTTTTATTATTAGTAGTGATTCATTCACATTGAGCGGCACAAATGCTATTAACGGATTTGACAATGTCGTACAAGGGTTGACACTGGTCAATACGATAGCAGCCAACAATGGCGTCACGAGTAACGGTTATAAGTTTCAAGGAACTGCTAGTAATTCAGATAGACTAGGCGGACAACTGGCTAGTGCGTATGTAACAGCAGGTACAGCATCATTTAGCAGTGTTGTGAATTTTAGTGACGGCGGTTATACTGTTGGAAGCCCCAATGTTAAATTAACTGTATCTAATGTGGGCGGAGTTCCAACAGTTTCTAGTGCTGGAAACATTGTATTCAATACAACAACTGCACTTGGTTCTGTAAAAAATCCAATGGTATTGAATGGATTAGATGTGTTGCCAGGTGCAAGCGGTGTAAGTAATTTAGGAAGTAGTGGATATCAATGGCAAAATATATATGCAAGTTATGTATGGGCAACTGCAAACAAAGCAGACCAGCTTAACGTAGGCGGTAGTTATGTACAAGCCAGTGTAGCTAGTAATCCAAGTACAGTTGTAGCAAGAGATAGTAATTCAAATATCAATGCCAACTTGTTTAACGGCACTGCTACTGCGGCACAATATGCTGACTTGGCAGAAAAATATCTTCCAGATGCTGAATATAGTGTTGGTACAGTTATGTCAGTTGGCGGAACAGCAGAAGTTAGAGAGTGTGGTGCTAATGATATGCCAATAGGTGTTATTAGTGCTAATCCAGCATTTATGATGAATAAGGATCTAGCTGGCGGTGTGTATGTTGCTTTAAAAGGCCGTGTTCCAGTTAAAATCATTGGTACTTGTAGTAAAGGCGATCGTATTGTACCTCATGGTGCAGGTTGGGGACAAGCAGATACAGGTGATGGATTCCCTGTATTTGCAGTAGCATTAGAAGATTGTACAGATCCTGATGTCACCCTTGTAGAATGTGTAATTCTTTAAAAATAAATATCTCGCAAACAAAGGAAATCAAATGGCTAGTGTAGGATCATCAATAACAGCGGCAGATTACAACGCAGTGCAAAATATCATTGCACCAATTTTAGGAACTGCGGCCACTGGCTACGGACAAATTTTAACAAGTGGTCAAGTGACTATCGGTAACAAAGTTACTCAAGGCGATTGGAACGCATTACAAGCTGATATTACTAAAACATTTTATCATCAAATTGGAACTGCTCCAAGCCCGTCGCTCACAACAGCAACTACGCTTATTAAAATTAAGTATGATGATCTAAATGCATACTCGACCATGTCATCGGCACTAGCCAATACCAGCACTAACACAACCAATGGTGTAAGTTATCCAGGTGCTTACAATCAAATTGCCAGTAATCAGTATATTACACCAACATCTGGTGCGTCAATTCAAGGTTTTCCAAAACAGACAATAAGAGATGGTACTAGTAGACCATGGGGCGGCACGACAACTCCTAACTCGGGACCAGGCTATAATTTTCAAACTGTTAATAGTGGTATTCCTATTATCAGTGAACAAATGAGTGTTATTTGGAATGCTGGAACAGGTTATACAGGCGCACAAGCCGCTCAATACTTTTTTAATTCTGGCGGCCAACTGCAATTTAGTGCCAGTCTCGGAGCTGCCGGAAGCACTACATATTCTACCATAATACCTCCCGGCGGAACAAAAAATAATTCTTGGTACCAGTTATTGCAGGCCATGGGCACCATAACATTTGATTACAATGGTGTACGTTACACGGGATCCGGCGGTACAACCACTACTAACGGTTGGAATTATTTCCAAGGTCAAAAAGGTCAACCATTAGTGCCAATTTTTACTGCTAGTCTAGGCGCCGCAGGTAGCTCATTGTATGCTCCTAATCAATATACCATCTGGTGTGGTTTAAATAGCCAAGGTAATGCACTCACATTCCAAGTGTATTTTGAAGACCTATCTACTGGATTTCCAGTTGTAACGGGAAATGTGTTGAGTGTATCTGGCACCAGCATAGTTAATTTGGCATCGGTAACAAACATTGCTCAAGGCACTGTTATCTTCTTCAAAGGCACAGGAAGCAACGGCATAAGTGCGGGAAATCCTGGCACAGCATACTATGTTGCCAGTGTCAACGTGCCGGCAAATGCTATAACTTTGGCCACCAGTTATAACAATGCAACTGCAACAGTTCCAATCATAATCAACACACTGGTTGCAGGATCAATCTCAACCGGCGCAATGACATATCAAGCCGCTGGAACTGAAGACTTTTTCCGTAACAATACCAACCCATACGATATTGACGAAGATATAACTGGTTACTTGGTAAACAATGTCAATATGAACTATTCAGGCGGCTCAAACGGCGCCCAAATGTCATTTACAAATGGCGGCAATACTTACAATTATTTGCCTACCATATCAAGTTTAACTGTACTTTAATTTTACCTAAAGCATTGACAAGATAACTACTGTAGTGTTAATATATACTACAGGAGTTTTCTATGGATGAGAAGATTGAAAAAGCGTTTGCTGTGGCAAATTTTACAGCCACATTATCAAATCAAAGACGCATAATTTTAGAAGAATTTAATCAAAAGCTATCATTTTATACAAATGGTGCAACCTTTAAAATTACTCCAGAACTAATCAACTTTACCAAGACTGTGGTTGACCTTGGCTATGTTGAAGATACTGCGTTTATAGACAGTAATAACTATCCTGTTGTTATTGAAAATGTAAATGTATTTTTAGACAATATTGTTTCCGTTTATTTTGAAGCATTGAACGAATATACTGTTAGATATGCTGAAATAAAAAACAAAAGAAAAATAGCAGACATTGTTGAGCTATGACAACAGGTGCAATTCTATTCGCACAGAATAATCAGTCTATCGATTATACCAAAATGGCAATATTTGCCGCTGATAGAATACAAGAATATTTGAAAATTCCAGTATCAATAATCACCGATGATACTACCTACTTACTGGAAAAATTTCCTAATCATACTTTTGATAATGTTATTGATATCCCGTTAACAGGTGTGGCACAACACAGGAAATTTTTTGACGGAAGTATGACGTCTAAAACAGCCACATGGAAAAATCTTGCGAGAAGTTCTGTATACGAGCTAACACCATATGATACAACCATAGTTTTAGACAGCGATTACATCCTAAATTCATCTGTATTGAAACCAGCACTCGATCTTGATCATGATTTTCAAATATACAGGAGATCGTTTGATCTAGCCGGCTACAGATCCTCTACTGCATTTTCTAGGATTAATGCATATTCTATTCCATTCTATTGGGCAACAGTCTTTATATTTAAGAAAAATATTACTATGGAATCCTTTTTTATTTTATTAGATCATATAAAAGAAAATTGGATATATTTTAGAACATTGTATACTGTAGATAGCCCTACCTTTAGAAATGACATTGCGTTCAGCATCGCTATACACATTATGAACGGCAAAGGCCATGGTGAATTTGCGGTTGAACTTCCAGGAAAAATGACGTTTACATCTGATAAGGATTACCTAATTAGTACTGATGGCAGCACTATGAAATTTTTAATAGAAAAAGAAAACTACTTTGGCGAATATACAGCAGTAAATACCAAAGGCATGGATGTACATGTTATGAACAAGTACAGCTTGTCTCGCTATAGTAATGGAGGTATAGGTGTCTAAAGGATTTTTATTGTTTGCACAAAATACTGATACTGTTGATTATGTAGAACAAGCATATGCACTTGCCTTGAGTATTAAATACAGCCAGAAAGAAATTAAAAATGTTTCGTTAGTAACCAGCTCAAAAGTTCCTAAACAGTATCGTGCAGTGTTTGATCAAGTTATTCCTATTCCTTGGTTTACTGAAGATAAAACTAGTCTGCTAAAAGGGGAGCATCGTTGGAAGATGTATGAAGCCACTCCGTACGAAGAAACCATAGTACTGGATGCTGACATGTTGTTGTTGGAAGATATCTCAATTTGGTGGAAATATTGTGGCAGTTATGATATTAAATTTTGTTCAAAAATTTATAATTACAAACTGGATTACATACCTTACGACAAGTTCCATAGAAAAACATTTTTAGAAAATCAGTTATCTAACCCTTATTTTGCTTTACACTATTTTAAAAAGAATAGACCTGCGTATGAGTTTTATAAAGTGCTAGAATTTGTTTGTAATAACTGGGAAGCCTGCTATGATATATTTGCGCCTGCTTATTACCAAAAATGGTTAAGTATGGATCTAGCTACTGCTATTGCTTTGGAAATTACAGGTATGCATGATCAAGCAATTGATAAATGCGATCCTTTAAATTTTATACACATGAAAATACCTCTTCAGGCCTGGCCCACTGGCGTCGATAGTTGGCAAGACATGGTTCCTTATGTGCTTAACAGCAAGGGTGATTTAATTGTAGGGAACATAAAACAAACAAAATTATTCCATTATGTAGAAAAGAATTTTGTATCCAAGTCTTTGTTAGCCCGGTTAGAGGAGTTGGCAAATGGCCCGTAAAAGCAAATTTGTGTTTGAAACACCAAAGTACTATCTTCACTACGATAAAAAAACTGGAGTAATTGTCAGTATCAGCAATCAACTTTGGATAATTGGAAATCCTCCAGCGTTTGAAATTACAGAAGAAGACCATAGGCAATTTAGGGCGGGTGAAAAGAAAGCACACGAATATATTATTGGTTACGCCAAGGGAATTAGTGGCAAAACAGAGTTGAGTTTAATCCCAGTTACTACACAACTGTATGGGTTTAGACACAATATATTTGAATGGATTAAAACAGCGCCTGACGAAACTACAGAATGTATTGTAACGTGGGATAGTAAAAAACAATCCTGGGTTTTTGCGTTATCAAAAAAAGCAAAAGAACGATTATCCGATGGTGTTATGCGGAGTACTATATTTTTTGTCATGCTTCAGGATGACTTTGATTTTTTAATTCGAAGCATAATCATTGATGTAAAAGAACTAGTAAAAGAAGACGAAATACAAATACCGTTTTCTAGCAACATAGAAACAAAAATAAACAAGATTTCAATATCAAGCAAGATATATTTTCAAAGTTACGGACTAATTATAAATGATTAAAATTATAGAACAAGACATCGTATTTCTCAGCTACGATGAACCAAATGCTGAAAAAAATTATGCAGATTTGCTAACAAAAGCACCGTGGGCAAAACGTGTACATGGAGTTAAGGGCAGTGATGCCGCACATAAAGCCTGTGCCAAATTAAGTGAAACAGAATACTTTGTCACGGTGGATGCAGACAACATTGTAGATCCTAAATTCCTTGAAGTCGAAATAGATTTAGAAGCATTGGGATTAACTAGTGATAATGTATTTTCTTGGTGCGGTAAAGTTCATGTCAACAACCTTATGTATGGCAATGGTGGATTAAAATTATGGACACGCAAATTTGTGAATGAAATGCGCACACACGAAAACAGTGATCCAACCGATATAAAGGGAAAGGTTGAATTTTGTTTTGATGGTAGATATTATCAGTTTAATGAAAATTACAGCGAGAGTTTTACTAACGCAACATCTTTTCAAGCATGGAGAGCGGGCTATCGTGAAGGTGTAAAAATGGTATTAGATCAAGGTGCAAAGACTAAGGATCTTAAAAAACTTTGGTGGCAGAATTATCATCGATTATTAATTTGGTGTAGTGTTGGTGCAGATGTAGAAAATGGTATTTGGAGTGTGTTAGGAGCAAGAGAAGGTTGTTATAATACCATGTGTACAGAGTGGGATTACAGTCAAGTTCGTGATTTTGAATACTTAACAACTTACTGGAATGACAAACACGAGAATGCAGATGCTGAAACTACCACAGCTTATATAAATTTTTTAGCGAAAGAATTAAAAGACAAATGCGGGCTTGATATTGCCAATTTAGATCCAGCAGGGAGTAAATTCTTTAAAGCTGTATATCAAAATACACCGCGTATTATCAGAAGAAGATAATGTACGATATAATTTTTATCAGCTATAATGAGCCTACCGCAGATGATAATTTTGCAAGTCTAAAACAACGCTTTCCTCTAGCAAAACGTGTTAACGGCATTAAGGGCATACATCAAGCTCATATTGCCGCCGCCAAGAAATCTATGACTAAAATGTTTTGGGTAGTGGATGCAGATGCTGTTATATTAAACAGTTTTGATTTTAGTCATGAAGTTAGCGAGTGGGATTTGGATGTAGTACATGTATGGCGCAGTCTAAATCCCGTTGTTGATCTAAGTTACGGATATGGCGGAGTTAAATTATTACCAAAGCAAATGACCATAACCATGGATACCAATACCACTGATATGACAATGAATATTAGTAGTAAGTTCAAAGCCATGGAAGAGGTTAGTAATATTACAGCGTTTAATACTGATTCGTTCAGCACGTGGCGTAGTGCATTTAGAGAATGTTGCAAATTGGCAGTAATCAATAATCAAGAATCTTTGTCGAGATTAAGTGCATGGTGTGAATTAAACAACAATGCACCATATGGTTTTTATGCCCATTTAGGCGCACTTGCTGGCAGAAACTATGGTGAAAAAAGTGCCTCCAATAAGGAGGCACTTACTATGATAAATGATTTTACTTGGCTAGAAGCTTTGTGGCTAGCGGAAAAATCTCAGCTATCACTTTAGCGCAGGCAATAGCAACTTCTTGATGTTCTTTCTGTGTACCATTAGCACTACGCAATTCAATAAAGTGAATCCAGCTACGTAGTGTTCCATTCATATATAAACGACTTTCAATAAGCCCTTCTGGCAATACAGCACGAGCCTGTTCTTTAGCTATGCCATTAGCGATAGCCCACTCGTACTCTCTTTGTGCGGCGTATATAACTCTTTTCTGAGCACGTTCCCATTCGTTTTGTAACAGTTGATCATCTGTTGCGATACTGTTCTGTCTGTTAGCGGTGTCTTGGAGTCGTGCTTCTCGCAGTACAAACGACAGGTCTTTAGTAGGGTCAGCATATCGCTGACTGAATTCTTGAAAGCTGAAGCTACGATGTCTGAGGATCTGTCGTGCAATATCTCTTGTTGTAGTAATTTCAATACAGGCGGAGACCATTTCGAGTGGGCTCCAGTGTTGATGTTTGATGAGGTATTGGATGAGCTTTGCTGATGTTTCTGTGTTAAGTTGGTTGCTTGGATTGGACACACGGGCGCAATACGCAATGAGTTCCTGTGCATCTTGGACACCAATATTTGCGAATTCCGGTGTAGGTTGTGAGTAACTGAGTAATCGAACATACATTATTTATAACTTCTTTTTCTTAAGGAATTTTTGAGTACTACGCTCAATGTCTTTTTTAACACGTTCTGTATCTAATTTAAAATCAACATTATCAACAGAGTCGTCATACTCGTTCATAAGTTCAGACAAGTTTTTTTCAAAAGATTCCCATCCTTCTTTTCTTGTTTGAGCATTGATTTTTATTTCCCAAGTTTTTCCGTCCTTAAAATTGACCAGTACGGAACTAAGATACCCTAAGGGTAACACATTTATATGTACGTCTCCGAATACTTCTGGCCAATGCTGAACTACATCCTTGGGAAGATTTCTTCCCGATTTTGTCACTTGACTTTTTTGGTCGGAGCCAACTCCTCAGCTTTACGACGCATAGCAGCCGCATCTTTTGCTAGTTTGTCAGCTTGGCTACGATAAAACTTAGCTTCGGATTCTGGACTATCAAAACTTGTTGGCTGTACAGCTTCGACGGTAGCACTAGTAGTTTTACCAGCATCTGTTGCCGCTTTGCTAGTATCCGGAGCCTTGCTTTCATTGAACATCTTTTCTTTTGCCACATTTGCTGACGCTGGATCGATTTTTTGTCCATTTGTGATAGCTAAATCATCTACTGCTACACCGCGTTGTTCTGCAATAATTTGATTAAGTTCAGACAACAAAATACTGTAACCGGTAGTCGGAGTCATCTCAACCGAAGCTGTTGGAACTTTGATCAATCGACCAGTTGCATGTAGCGATGGTAACATTCTGGCACCGTCTGGAAATTGCGTACGATCTAATACTTCAGCAAATTCATAAGCATCTTGGCCAGCACTACTTTCTACCAAATTGATAATCGCATCGTGATATATATCCGGCATATTTTCTGTTGGGACAACTAGGCAATAATGGGCATCGCCTGGTATAGTACGATAGGCCACAAGGACCTTTTTATTGGTAGCTTTTATGCGACCAATGTGCTTTAGTTCAGCCATATTAGACTCCTGCTACAGTATTGGCAACTGCTTCATCGGCGGCTGTTTGCTGTGGTTGTTGTTGTGATTGCTGTTGTTTAGATACATGAGTTAGAAAAGCTTCTAATTTGCTGTATGTTGTACCAACTGCCACCATTTCGTTTGGTTTGA